CATAAGAATACTACCCATCCCAGATCCCGTAAGAGGTTTTCTGATCATCCGATTTGCTAAATACATATTAGGATTTTTTCTGTGCATATACCATATAATGATATAAAATTATTAACAGACACCTTTTAACAAAATTGCCTTTCGTAAGTTTCTAAATTTCAAGACGTTAATTAATAAAGTATTCAACATTGTTACTTGCTTTTGAATATCTAATTCTTTTTGCTTTTCATCTGCTTCAGTAATATTTTTCATATCAGTCATTAGCCTTAAGTGCTCTCTGCTTAAGTTTTCGTATATCTGGTTTAAGTAGCTTTCAGTTATATCACAATTCATAATATATATTATTAAGCTAGATAATATATATTTTGTTAGACTGTATTGTTTTAGGTTATAGCTCAATATTTGCATGTTTCAGTTTATTCGCTAAATAGTAGTTATGTTTTCTTAGAGCGACTTTTTCTTTATTAGCAGCAATATATTGCTTCTTCTGTTCTTCCACCTTTGCTTTGTTATCAATGCGATATTGTTTTTTGTGTATCAATATAGCATCCTTGTTATCCTCATAATGTTGTTTCATCGTCCGTCCAGCAATTCGTATATTAACGCATGGTCTAGCTCTCTGATGCTCTCCTTCTTTTTTGTTTAATTCTTCTTTGGTGTTACAAGCAAAATATTCAATTAATTCTATTTTACAATTCTCAACGCCATATTTATCAAATAATATACTGCTGGATATACATTGACATCTATGATGTGCCATCCGTTTGCTAAGTGATTGAGTTGTTGATCCTATGTAAATATCTCCTTCATCATGTTGAACTGTCGGATAAATCATATAAATCTTGCCTTTTGAATAATCAGTCATACTGTTTTATACTTTATTATACCGTATTCTCTTTAAGTAGTTTTCAAATATTATTTCCCGCCTTGTGCGTTCTCAAGTGCGGCGAATATACTTCCTTCATCACGAGTTGAGCGAATAAGCAATACTACAGTCATGTTAGGGTCTTGTATCTGCAGCGGAGCATAATTCAAGCCAAGAATTTGTAACCTAATCTGATTATATGTGCCCGTCAACATTTTATTCCATGAAAACTGAGGAGGATACTCAGATATTTGCAGTCCAAAAGCAACAGACGGGTTCAATGAAAATATGATGCTGTTAGGTGTGGCATAACGGTTATCAATGTTACTAATAGAAAAATATATACTGCTATTTGGCTGCACTTGCGGAGCAACAGAACTGATATATGATCTATTCAAACCCGCTTGATCTACAGTAGAGATGGTCGGCGGCGTCGCCAACACTTGTCCGTTCAAATAGGTTGTCGTATCTCCAATAGTATAAGTATTTACAGGATATCCAACAATGCTACTAAAGCTAGCAGGGAAATAAAAGCATGGATTATATTGCGTAACAGCTGAAGGAAACCCCGCAAATGACGCAATACCAGCACTAACAGATGCAACAGGAGTAGTCCAGCCAGCATAAGCAGTTCCCGTATTGCCTGTCCATATTCCAGTCACTGCACTCCAAGTCCACCCCACGGATGTCGGCATCGGAAACGTGTTACATTGAATAGCATAACGGTTAGCATTTACTAACATTTCTAAGAAATACACATTTTGTCCGCTTGAGTTAATCAAGTATAATCCATTTTGGATGCACGTATATTGCAGCAGCTTATTGATTGAAGGAATATCCCACTGTCCCGTTGGAATTGTGACAACGTAAGTGTTTAACTGTGCTGCACCTGAGCTTACAGCACCAGCACTATTGACAGGATAATAAAACGTGAATTTATTGTTGCCTAGTGTAGAGCTAATATTAGACCAAGAGTAAAACATTGACACACTCTGAATACTGATTTCATGATGCGAAAAGGTCATGCTATTTGGAAAATTATACACGAATGTGCTGTTCAATCCATCTTTCACCATATTGCTTTGATTAAGCACAATTGTAGACGGCATTTATAATCTATACAGATATTAATTTTGTTGCTAAAGTTATCTTTGTGCCGGTAATTTCAATATTGGATTTTGCATTGGTTGAACGGGTTTATAGCCTAGAGCAGAAGCAACCTGGTTTGCACCTGCGATAAATGGCACTTGAAATCCAGCAGATCGCGTTTGAGGAATGTTGTTAGTTGCACTTGGATGTAAGAGCTTAAAATTGCTGTTGCCGTTCATTTATAACATAAACAAATATTATAATAAAGTTGGATCTTCTTGTAACTTAACTAACAACAGCTTTATATTAAGTTATATCTAAGTATAACGACGCTATCGTTTCTTCCAAATATAAATGAATTCTTTCACCGCTGCTTTAGGTCGCACTTTTATATTCATCGGAATTTTTATATCCGCTGCACCAAATAGCTTTAAAAATACTTCATTATATATTTCAATAGATATACTGATACACATGTGACCACCAACTAACAACCTTTGCCACACTTTTGAGAATAACGGTTTATAAAATCCATCAGTCCATTCCTGCTTAGATCGCTTAGCAGTGCCTGTATACAATTCAATATTATAATAAGGTGGAGACGTAAACACCATATCATATACTATTTTACTATAATCAACTAACAAAGCATCTTGAAAAAGTAATTGTATTTTTGTAGGAGTTCCCTTTTGTCCATGGTCACTAGACTGATTATTTGTTAGTTCGTTTAAAATATCAATCATATTTAAATAAGGTTCCTTTAAATTAACGTTACAATCAATGCCAGTATAGTTAGGCACTCCTGCAGCACATGCACCCACTAATCTGCCACCCCAGCCGGCACATGGGTCTAGAATGTGTTGCGGTTTAAACCGGCTGCATATCTCCATTGCTTTTATCGGTTTAAATATTGAGACTGATCCACAATGTAGTGTAAAAATACGATACAATTTAGTCTCCATATTTATCAGTAATTTATTTTGATGAACTAACAAACTTTGAATATATGGCCTAGCTTGATAATCTGTATCTAACAAAAATTCATAAAAATTCATACCCTTCCTACTAATCGTATTTAATCGTTCCTCAAATGTAAAGTAATCCACAAATTTGCTTCCTACTCTGACCTCGTTCTTAACTTTTGTTAGATCAATTTGTTGTAGTTTGATATAATCCTTAATTGCAATTGTTTTTGTTAATGGTTTAATTTGTTTTGATATAGAGTATTTTGTGTGTTCATTTGCCATTATATTAAAAGGATATAAAAATCATGTTTAAGTCTTTAAGTCTCTTGAAATACTTATAATACACGAAAGTTCAGTATCCTCTAAATAGAATATCTATTATTGAAATCTCTGTTTTTAAAAAGGAAGGTCTTATATAATGAAATATTGTCTTAAATTTTGATCCAAAAAAAGATTTATAAAAAGTAGGTTTGAATTTTAATATATTTCAATAATAGATATTCTATTTAGAGGATAGAGACATATATGCGTTTATTTAAGTCATTCAGATCATTAAAATACTTAAATGTGTTAGTTCAGTGAATTTGTTAGTATCCTCTAAATAGAATATCTATTATTGAAATATCTGTTTTTAAAAAGGAAGGAGCCTTAAAAACAAATTTTGCCTTAAATTTTAAGTCAAAAAAAGATTTATAAAAAGTAGGTTTGAATTTTAATATATTTCAATAATAGATATTCTATTTAGAGGATAGAGACATTTTTGAACTAACAAAGGCTTTATATTAAAAGGATATAAAAATCATGTTTAAGTCTTTAAGTCTATTAATAGATGCCTCAATATATTATATTTTAAAACTACTTAAAGACAATACTCTATAATAACCTATAAATGCCTATAGACTATTCAAACGCAAAAATATATCAAATTATTCCAACAGTTCCACATGATGCCGGAGATATTTACATCGGCTCAACTGTGAGACCTTTATCAGAGCGAATGAGCAAGCATAGAAACAGAACAAGTTGTCGTTGCAAACTACTATTTGACAAATATGGAGTTCAAAACTGTAAGATAGAGCTGTTAGAATATTTCCCTTGTGAAACTAAAGAACAACTTTTAAAGCGAGAAGGAGAGCTTCAACGAGCTCATACATGCGTCAATAAACAAATTTCAGGGCAGACACGTAAAGAATATTATGAAGCCAACATTGACAAAATGTTGAAACAAAGTAAGCAATACTATGAGCTTCATAAAGACCAGATAAAAGAATATAAAAAAGAATATCAAATTAATAATGATGTCCATCTGAAAGAATATGCAAACGAATATAGAGCAAATAATAAAGATAAAATTAAAATACGACATAAAATATATAGCGACAAAAATAAGGAGCATTTAAAAGAATACAAAAAACAATACTATCTAAAAAAGAAAGCCGAAAAGCTTCTTAATAACCTATAATAACCTAACAAATATTAATAATAAATAAATAATTTTATTATTAACAATTAATTAAATACTTAAAAGCCTTGGGCACTAAGCTCAACTAATACATCTAACGCTTCTTTTCTAGGCAACCGACCATCATGCATTAACTTCAATATTAATAATTTTAACTCCTTAATAAGCACCTTGCTATCTGATCCCGCAATAACTTCTCCGCGTAAAATTTCATATCTATCCATCTCAGCTTGGTCACTGCTTTTGGTCATAGATTTTCTGATAGGATTGTCTACAACGCCGCACACACTGAATATTTTATGCAAATGGTTTCGCTCTTCAATTCCAAGACCGGCAATGTGCTCTTGATGAACTGGAAATCCCGCACCAACTATTTTAATAATATCCGCTACATTTTGGCTCACATGGTGAGAAGGCAAATCTTTGTGAGACTTACCCGATGCGTGTTTAATCATGCAAATATTATCATTCAATTTGGCAGCATTTATAAAATACTTACCTAGCTGCTTGTAGGGTGTCAGCTTTTTAATTTCGCCATCTACATCGCCGCGTTTGATTAGGTTCAGCACATGCGGCTTCTTCTTCTCAGATATAACTAAAGATAACCCCGTGCCGTTCATTGTAGCAAGTCTCTTATCACCACGATCTATAATTGTCTGTGCACCAACAGCTGTATTATGATGATGTTTTGCATACACCTCGTCTGCCGTATCAGTGGCTAAAAAGGGAAGGTGTGACAATGGCGATCGTTGAACTAACTCAAACCATCTTTCCAAGTCACTTGCAGCGGCTTTTGTTATTTGTGCTTTGCTTGGTGCACCTGGTTCATGTTTTAAAATTTCAAAATTAGTTTTAAGATAACCTCGTTTAGCACCAAGTGCTAAGTTATTGAACTCAGTAACGGTTATTGGAAGGATCGTAGATGGCGGCTCAGCTTTTGTTGCTGCTGCTGCTTTTTGGGGCAAAGCTGCTACGACCGCGTTCATTCTATTCAGTGTAGCTGCTGTTGCTGCTGCTGTATCTGCTGCTTTCTGCGGTGCTGCTGATGTCGTTGTTGTTGCTGCTGTCGTTGTTGCTTTTGCGGGGGATTTTCCTGTCACCAAGTCAAACAGGGAACCGAGAGCTGACCTTGTTGATGTCGCCGCTTTCCCGCTATCATATGGAACAGTTGATGCTGTAGATGCTGTTGTAGCTGCTGTAGCCGTTGCAGCTGCTGTTGGTGCTGCTCCGTAGAGCTTTTGATATTGCGTTACTAAAGCATCACCTAACGGATTGGCTGATGCTTTTGTAGGAGGTGCTATAGCGGTTGCGGCAGCACTTGGCTGGGCTAGTAATGCAGCTCTCTCTGCTGCTTCTTGAGGTGTAACGCTAATAGTATTGCTAATGGCAAGCAGTGCTTTATCCGCCGCTTTTGTATCGCCATGAGCAGCAGCCACGTTTACAGCAGCAACTTGCTTTTGTAGCACTTGTTTTGTCGGCATCGTCTGGAGCAAACTGTTAGCCTGTTGCTGCACAGCTGCCTGATGAGGGTTGCCATTGGCTGTAAATATTGCTTTTATTTCAGCTTCGCTTGGAATGATGCGGCTTAAATCTTGTAATTCTACAATAATTTGATGTAGAAGCCCCTCTGTAACTACGTGACGAAATCCTCTGAGCTCATTAACAGCATCTACGATGTCTTGCTGACCGACCATGTTGCCGACAATTTGCTGGATGCCTAACAAAATATCCGATCCAGTTTGTTGCTGGAGACCTAAGTCCACTCCTCGTGCGGTCTGCTCTTTGGTGATGAGTTTTTTCACATATTCGTAAAATACAGGTGCTGGTATATTTCTGCCTTTAAAGTCCGACATCATAAATGTCTTATACTGGCTAACAAATAATAGCTGATCAGGCGACAATTCTTGCACGACCTTGGATGCCTCCATTGAATTGCATATGCCGCTTGACGTCACAAATGATCTGATGCTAGTTTTTAAGCCCTCAATATCGGCTTGCTTATCTGTGGATGTTCTGTTATCCGTCATCTGGCTTGGCGTCTGTCCCGTATTTTTGAATATCATATTTGCATTCAAATTTTGTTGCATGTTGCTAATATCTAGTGCTAAATTACTCATATACTGCTGACGATACTTGGCTGCATCGGTTGGATTTTTACACGGCGGGTTCATATTATATAATACAGAAATATTATATTATAGCTAATCGGTTCATTTGGCTTTGCTTATTTTATTTTAGCTAGCTCCTCAGGCTCAGAGGCAAAATATTCGGCTTGCTCATCAGTCAGGATCAGCTCACGTGTTGTGCTGACCTCGCGTATAAAAGTTTGCTCGGGTTTGAAGTCATCGTTCAGAATATCTTCGCTAACTATTTGATTGAACTGTGCAAGTAAAGCGTCGTTCCAATCTTCGCCTAAAGAACGGATGAATGAATTCATCAATCTGTTGAATTTGGCTTTTTGCCCATCAGGCAAGCTAGTGTAGCTAGTGAGCGGCGGCTTGCCCATTTGGCTCATGATGATCACTGATAGCCGCGTGGCTTGCTCTAAGAAGTCTTGCTGAGTGAAGGCGGGCATCGTTGTATAATATAGCTAGATATTAATATTTAGTTTATGTGCGTATTTGCCCGCTTTATATTTAGTTATATCTTATTTGAGAGAAGAGAAATAATAAAAATAATATACAAATACTTAATTCTGAATTGTCCCTTTGTCCCCATTGTCCCGCTTTTTTGAAAGTATTCTCATGAGAGACTAAATATATATAAACTCTCCAGATCGGAGGGACAAACGGGACAAAGGGACAAACGTAAATATACTAAGTTATATCTAAAGACAAGCACAAGACACATTATTAATATATTTAGAATATAATATACAATGACTTATATTTTATCTGTGTATTCAGCAGACTACACTAACAACGAAACTCGCACAACACTATTTGGTCTATTTGAGACCGAAGATGAAGCTAAAATATATTTTGATAATTGGATAAAAGAAGATAAAGATGATCTGAAGAAAGAATTTGGTTTAGCAAAGCCGGGCGAGCCTGTGGATGATGATGATGATAACGATGATGACTATTTGGATAGCAGATTTGAATACGATTTTGTATTAAACATATTGACTGCTTGCAAAAAAATTAAGTT